TTCCTTGAATTTACCATTTGAACTCCCATATCCTTCACAACATACTTTAATAATGATAACCATTTCCTACTCATCTCTTTTTTAAAACACGTCCACTTCGAATAACAAAACCCCTCCTTAATCTCCTCCTCCAACCCTAATATAGCATTCTGTTTATCAACATTCTCATCTAATTCCTTCAACGAAAATGTTTTATTCTCCTCATTAATGTTTAATATCTTATAAATTTTATCCAAAACTTCTTTCTGCTTATCGATATTTATTTGTTTAGGCATTAATAATATATAATATTATATCTTCTTTAAATAATTTCTAGTAATTAATTTTGCATAAATAACTTTTTACAAACAGTATATTCAGATACATTCATTTTATTAAAGCATTCTTGAGGGTCATTTAATTTTTGACATAATTTATATTCTAAACAATTAGAAGATGATGGTGTACTATAACTATTAGGTGTACTATAACTATTAGGTGTACTATAACTATTAGGTGTACTATAACTCTTAGATTCAAACATATTTCTTGCAAATGTACTACCTGTACTCCAAGCAAATCCTTGAAATACATTACTAAAAAATCCAGGTTGTCTAGATTGTACTTGAACTTGTAGTGGTTTAGTTTGAGTATATTCAGTTGGTTTAGTTATTTTATTTTCTCTACTTCTAGGCATTAAAATATACTAGAAAATTATTTATAATACTATTTAATGACAAAAATTAATAAATCCCTATACGAAGATAAACACCCCCAAACCTCAACCAAAGGCACTGGCTTTAAAGACAAACAAAAAGCATTAGATACTCTTCAAATTATAAAACACCGAGACTTAACTTATCAAAAACAAGTGGTTAATACAATGTATAACCGTGCAAAACATCATCCTCATCAAACTGCTGATATGAAAGAAGCTATGAAAGTATTTAGTACTTGGTTAAAGAAGAATTAAAGAATTTAAAAAAGAATTAGATAAAATAAATTTTATAAAGAAGAATTAGATAAAATAAATTTTATAAAGAAGAATTAGAAAATTTAAAAAATAAATTTTCTAAAACGATATGTATTGTTTAAATTCAGTATGTTCCATTGGATAAAATACTGCTCCCCAACCTCTCTCAAAATAATGTCCAACTTCCGGATTACTATGTGTTTCTAAATCTTTAATCAAATGTTGATAACGAGATACTGGATGTTTAATAATATCTCTTTTATCTATTGAGAATATTCCATAATAACAATGCACATTAACCTTAATATCTCCAAAATAATTTTCAAACCATTTACCAAATGGTCTATAAGGTGATAATAATAATTTAGATTCATTGTTTTCTTCTGAATTAGGACCATATGATGCTTTCCATTCATCAATTTGAAAATCATTAAAAGAATCTTTTATGTTAGAATTATGAAGTCCTAAGAAAATAGCCTTATTTTTTTCTTCTATAGTATTTAAAAGATGCTTTCCTATAATATTTTTTAAAGTCATATCTAAAGAACCGGGTAGGAATACAACTATATTTCCTAAATTATCATAATTATTTATTATATGATATAAATAAGTGTGGTCACATCTTCCAACATTTTTAACAGGAATAATTTGTTTAACATTAGTTTTGTTAAATTTTTCATTTTTACCTTTATTGTAAACAATATATTTGTACTTATTAAACGGTTCTTGAGTCGTCCACTCCAAATCTTCATTGTAACGAGCTATTACTAATTCTATATTATCATTAGTGTTTTCAAAAGATTCATATAAACAATTATACAATAATACTAAAACTATTATTAATAATAAAATTAATAAAATTTTCATATTTAATTAATCCTACAAAATATTTTTTCTAAAGTCATATTGTTGTTGTATATCTTTGATTGGATGATATAAATTTGTTTTTTTAATATCTTCTAAAACCCAGTCTTTTTTCCAATGAATTGTACTTAACTCTGGTATAGCTTTTACATCTAATTTATTATGTAAAGCTATAGTATTAAATAAAGCTTCATCTAAAAATAAATTATTATACTTTTTAACATAATCATCTATACATATCATCATTTTTCTAGAGCATCTAATAGCACATATCATAGATTTAGCGTAAGGTAAATCTATTTTAATGTGATTTTGGACAAGTACCCAATGCCAATCATATCTTTTTTCATAAACAATTTCATGATCAGAAGTTAACAAATCTCCTTCTATATATTTATTGTCTATATCTTTAATAGTATTAATTCTAGGAATAAATACATCATCTTCTAAAAACCAGATATTATCATAATTGGTGTAGTATCTATTAAAATAATATAGAGCTTTATCTCTAGAACCAGCTCTACCATTTAACCATAATATGGTATTTTTATATCCAATAGATTCAGACTCTTCATTATTAATTTTAATAACTTTAACAACACCATCGTAATTTGGAATATCATATTTGTTATCATCAATAACAATAAATACTTCATAATCTGATTTTAATTTTAGTTCTTTTATGAAGTTATAAGTTTTTATACAAGGTCTGACAGTTAAAATACATATAATATTTTTTCTTTCTGCAGGACTATATTCATTCATAAAATTATAAGGTTGAATATTATATTTTTCAACAACGCGATTATCTACTGCAATATAATAATTTATAAAGATTAACATAACTAAAATTAAAATAATAATTATAATTTTCATATTATAAATTAATAGAAAAAAACTTCTTTTACAATTAATAATATAATTCCACCCAAAAACATAAACATCAGATTACTTATTCTGGTATTAATTTTTTGATTATTTAGAAAATCATTAATTGTTTTGTAGTTTGCTTTATATGTTTCATCTAGTTTCATACTCATTTTAGATATTTCATTTTCAAAATAAGTTCTAACTTTCTCATCCGGAATATTACTAATTCGATTATTAATTAGCTCTAATTGATGTTTATATAATTTGAATTGAGTCTCAATCGTAATCTTATAACTAAAAACATTTTCTACAGTGAACTCTTCTGTTTTCTCAATTGAAAACTCAGACAAACTTTTAATTATACTTGCAACTAGTTCTCCATCCTTTAGCATTTTCTTCAAATCTTCATTCTCTTTCATCAGTTTAGTATTTTCCAAACTAACATTGGTCAAATGTAGATTCTTATAATAAAGCTTTCTGTCCAGTTCATCAATCTTAGTATCCTTCTTATATATTTCTATATTCTCAGATTCAGAAGATGAGGAATAACTAGAAGGAGTAGTGGAACCTGAATCTGATTCATACTCTATAATCCTTTTCGGCTTCAATAAACTAGGGTTATTTGAAATATGATTTAATAAATTCTCCAACTCTACTTTAGTTAAGTCTTCTGATTCCTTGTTCATTTGCTCAATTGATATCTTTTTATCTGTCATTAAAATTATAACATTATTTATAAAAATGTTATAGTTTCAATATTTTTTAGTAATTTATTTCAATAATCTTATCTGGTCTTGTTATTACTATATTGTTCGAATTCAAATTAACTTGAGTAGTTCTGTATTTAGTTGGGAAAAAATCAATTCGACTTTCACTTATAGGACATGAATCAGTGGATAAAGAATCATAACTAGACTCAGAATCTACTTTCTTTTCTACTTTTTCTACTACTAATTTAAATTTATTTTTTTTAAAAGCATCTTCTTCTTTATCTTCTTTACCCTTAATAAAACTTTCTACTTTAACGGTTAAGTCTTTTAATTCTTTCATTAGTTCTTCAATGGTTGTCATTAAATAATATTATATTTTCTTTTTATATAGAAAAATTGTCATCTCTTTAAAAACTAAAGTTTTTTTAGTTCAGTAATTTTTCTAATAAATAGAAAAATTGTAAATATTATTTATTTGTTATTTATTAAATATTACAATGAACTTTCAATACAATGAAATCATAAAAGAGGTTAATCCGGGATGGTTGCCATTTTTTAACACTTTTAAGAATGAATTACAAAAGATTCTTACTGAATTAAATAAGTATGAAGATAGAGTCATCTATCCACAACCAAAAGACATATTCAAAAGCCTCTTTTATCATCCTCCTTCTGATATTAAAATCTGTATTATCGGCCAAGATCCTTATATTGGTGAAGAAGCTGGGATACCTCAAGCAGTTGGATTATCTTTTTCTGTTCCGGCTACTCATAAGAAAATACCTCCTTCGTTGAAAAACATTTTCAAGGAAATTAAAAACTGTTTTCCTGAATATGAAATACCAAAACATGGTTCATTGGAAAGATGGGCTACAGAAGAAAAGATGCTTTTATTAAATGCTGCTTTAACAGTTTTTGCAAAAGAATCAAATTCACACGCAAAATTATGGACTGATTTTGTGAATGAATTAATAAAGTGGTTTTCTGAAAAGAATCCTGGATGTATATTTCTTTTGATGGGCAAATTTGCTCAATCAAAGAAAATATTTATAGAAGATAAACATAAAATATTTAATACTATCCATCCGTCTCCTTTGAGTGCTCACGCTGGATTTTTTGGTTGTAATGTTTTTAAAGAGATTAATGATTGTTTAGACAAACCTATTCATTGGTAAAAATAAAATAAAGATACTACCCAAGCTACAACCACAGTTATTTTATGACTAATTGCGATATCACCAAATGATTTAAGATTACATATTTGTGCATTAAAACTTGAAGTTTGATTTACCATATTGATAATTACATAAGATGATACATATCCAAGAATCCAGATAAATTCATTAGTTATATTACCAAGTACAGGAATCATTTTAAGAATACTTAAGAATAAACCAAAAAATGGTACAAATTGTAATACAGTTGAAAGAATATCAGCAATGCCATTTTCAATAGAACCATCAATAAAAGCTTTCAAGAAGTGTATTGCAGTAAATGCAAATGATTTTTCTTTACAACCTCTGAGAGTTCTTAATACGTGAGGTAAAGAAGTTAGTCCTAATTGAAGTAATAATGCAACCACACCATAATTTTCAATTAAACTAGATGCAAAAAATCCAAGTAATAATTTAGCAATTATTGGAATCAACATATACCAATCATAAGGTGGTTCACCACCACTACCAGGTTTAATATAGTTAAAGTACGCTGCAAATGCAGGAACTGCACTTAGTGGAGGAATCCAGAAAAAAGGTAATAACATCCAGGATTTATCTAATGAACCATCTAACCATAAAATTCTAGCCCATAATTGTCCTAGAGGTACAAATATCATAAATAAAACTCCTAACAAAGTAATAGAAAGATTTGCCATTAATTTATACTATATATTTTTATTAATTTAAATTACATTTAGATGAAAATATCAATTTATACCAAGAAAAATCTGGTCCAAAATCATCGTATTGTCTATATGCATAATCTATAAAACCAACAATAATTAATGTTATTATTACTTTATAAAGCGCATCTCTTACTTTATTATAGTAATGTATATTAGTATCACTAGGATTAATATTATTTAAATTATTAATATGAGCTTTAATAGATTGGTCTATAATTAATAAAGTTATTATAGGTATAGAAAAATACCATTTACTTTTAATCAACATTAAGAAGAGGACATATAAATATATTGTTTTTTGCCAAATAGTAAATACATTATTTGTACTATTTTTATTGAGTATAACAAATAATAAAAAGAATGCTAAAACTCCACACAAATGTCTAAACATTTGATTCTCTAACATTAATCTTTGTATATCACAATCGACCATAGTACTTAAAAATCCAAAAAATAACCATAAATATAAACCGGCTAATGCATCACTAGTATCACCAACATCAAAAATATTTTGACTCATATAACTAATACTATAAAAAATAAATTTATACTTTATTTAAATTATTTATATAAATAATACTTTTTTACAAATGTAAATACTTTTTTATAACTACTTCATTAAATTCTATTAAATTTGTTAAAAACTGTACCCTATTCTTTAACATTTCATTATCTTTTCTTAAAATTTTGATTTTAGACTTTACTATTTGCTCTAGTAATTTTATTTTAGTTTTTAATTCTTCGTTATCATCCGAAAGTATTTTTATTAGGTTTTTATCAAACTGAAGCGATTCTTCACAGACCTTACCAGGACTAGCCATAATATTAAAATAAGCTTTTCTCTAAATAAAATATATTATAAATATAA